CGGGTAAAACCCGGAATACCTACTTTATATACTACAAAAAAGGGGGCGTAAAGCCCCCTTTTTATTACGCTCCCGGTGAGCCAAACATGCCCAGCGGGTCAGACCAGCCGAACGAGTAACGCTCACGAGCTTTGTAACGGACGTTGCCAGTGTCAAAGTCACCATCCATCGACGTTGCCAGAGGAGTACGAACGAAGTGCTTCATGCCGTTTGGAACGTCAGTGGTCAGGAACCATGCGTTTGTATCGGTCAAGAAGTGGTTGAGCGTATAGCCTTCTGGGATCGAGCCGTTGTTCTTCAGCGCGTTAATATCGTTGTCATTGGTGCCAACACGAAGGCTGGTTTCCAACAGACGAGTCGCAACGAACTGGAGAGCCGAAGGCACGATCAGCTTACGTGGACGAGCAGCGATCAAGAGACCGCGTTCGTCAGTCCAAGCAGCAATCTGGATCACTGCGTTTTCCAACGAAGTCTCGTTCAAGTCTGCCGGAGTGGTAGGCTCGTTCGAGTTAACACCGCCCGATATCAGCGGGTGAGCAGTATCAAACAGTGCCTGACCGTCGCCGCCCGGATATGAAGCCGAAAAGCCGTTGTTCAGCACCGAAGCAGCTTTCACTTGTTTAGTATAGGACATAGCACGAGCCAGACCCTTGGTATAACGAGCCGAGAGGCTGTCATACAGGTTATCTTCGACCGCTTCTTCAGTGATCGAGAAACCCAGAGCGATGGTTTCGTGGTTGTATCGAGCAGTCCATGCTTCCTGCGCATTGTCATAAGCAATTGCAGAACCTTCGTTTTTAACCGGCGCTGCCGAAAAGCCGGACAGCTTTGTTTCTTCTTCGAACGAACGCTCAGAAGTCTCGGTTTCGTAGATTTCCTTGTGTTCTTCACCATAACGAGCGTACTCCAGACCAAACAACGCGTTTAGGCCGGGGAGTAGCTCTTTCAGTAGTTGTGCGCGTGAAATAGCCATGTTTTAGCTCCCTTATACGCCAGTTGAGTTGTTGTACTGGTGCATAGTCGCATTAATCTTCACAATAACTTCTGGGAAGTTGTCAGCGGCGGTTTCGGTATCCCTAACCACATCAATAATACGAATGGGCAGAGTGTTCGTTGTAGCGGTCGAATCTAAAATTGCTACTTTGGAATCTCCCGTGGTTGTCGAACCCGCGTTTTGCACCAATGTTGCATTATTTCCAATTGCAGTAATACCAACACCACTAATAACTGTGGTGCCAGAAACTACAGCGACTTGGAACAACGTATCAGGATCATCAGCAACATAGGCAAAAATCTTTGTGCCTGCTTTAATTGCTTGAGATGCTGGATAAAATTGTTGATTTTGAACTTGACCGGTAGAACCGTTTGTAAAAGTAACGCCAAGAAACACGCCACACGGTGTTGCTGTGGTTGTTCCTGTGTCTTTCTCAATCGTTCCAGCAGCCACCCTTTTTACTAGATCGCCATAGAAAATGTTCGTAGCATAGCCACTTGCAATTTCCATCAGGCGAGTCTGTCCCGCATAGACTTGTCCACCAATTAGATTGACGGGCTTTAGTCCATACGGTGCACTTACGGTTGGATAAGCCATAATTAAGCTCCAAAAGGATTTATTTAGCGCCTTTACCAAAGCTAATGGACGACTTACGATCCGCAAAGATCGGCATCCGTGCATCACTCTGGCGCATTAGATTGTTATCGACGGTTTCCATCTGCCGTTCAGCTTGGTTACCGTAGTACGCATTACGCGCATCTACCATCTCTTCAGCCGCACTGCACAACATCAAGCCGCCAATTTCAATATTGCCGTTAGCATTAGGCGGAAGCAAAAGTTCCGGGTGATCCTCGGCGCGTACTGGCTCCCAACCCTCCCGCATGCGCGTCGAGACGTTAGTCGCCATCGGCTGCCCTAGCAGTTGTGTCGCAATCCACCGGAACTTCTTCCCCGGTTGGGGAGTTGGGTCTGGCAAATGCGAAGGTGGAACATATACTTGCCTTGCTGTTTTTTCGCGTGTTGCAACGTCACGAGGGGTGCGATCTACCATATCAAGCCTCCAATTTAGCTACTTCAGCCGCATACTGCTGTGGGGTTAGTCCATACTTCTTTGCCAAGTCTAGTTGTCTTGTCGTCAACTGGATTTTCTTTGTTCCAGACGAACGAGAAGCAGGCGCTACCACTGCCGCAGGCTTTTTAGGTGTCTCGCTGAATTTTTGCGACGAAACTTGTCTTTGCTGCCCAAATAGCTCGGGGAAAGTGTTTGTCATGCGCTCATCAATTTGAGCGAAGTACTCGTCTGAACGCGGGTCTACCCCTGCGGTGACTAGCTTGTGATGCAGCCCTAGTGCGTAGCTGGTGTATTCTTCGAACCCCGGTTGACCGTACCACTGGTTTTTTGCCTGCCAGCGCAGGGACTTCTCGTCCGGTTGAACCTGTTGGGGCTGAGATTGCGGTAGTTGTATCTCATTATTTTCTTCTTGTAAAGGGGTTGGGCGATAATTATTTATCTGCGACAACCGCATCTTGGCATCGGTCAATGCTTCTTGAGCGGCAATGATGGCATCGGTGTCAAACGCCTCGTGTGCATCCTTGTACATCCGCTTGGCTGCTTCCAACTGCGCCTCGGCCTCCCGCTTGGCGGTGCCAATAAACGCTTCCTGCCCGTAATTGACCGTCTGCTTTAGCTTCTTGTTTTCTTCCGAGTAGTAATGCAACAGGCGTTCCATCTCGTGAGTCTGCCGTTCCAGCTCTTCCTTACGGCGACGCTCATCGTGACGGGCATGTGTTAACTCTTTGATACGAGCCTGCACATTGGCCGAGTACGATTCAATCTCGTCTTCGGAAGGGTCAGCAACGTCTTTGTCTAGGGGCTTACGGCCTCTGTCGCGCTCTGGGGTGTCATCGACGACCTCGATCTCAACTTCGCCACCTTCGGCAAGAACTTCTACCTCGTTCTCGGGTGACGCAGTGGGTTCTTGTTCGTCGGGAAACTTAAACTCATCTAACGTGCTCATTTGATAACACCTCCTAGTTAAGCGCGGGTAATACCGCGTGGGTCATCCACCACACCTTCGACCTGATCGTCGTTGATGAAACGGAACTCTGTGCCATAGACCTTAAGACGCGTGCCTGCGTATGCCCGCACGAGAATGAAATCGCCCGCCTTACACCAAGGACCTGACGGGTATTTGTTTTCATCTTTGTAAGCATCTGGACCAACATCGACGACAAACAAAACAACAGTAGTGAACTCTTCCTGCTTTTTGACTTGCTCAGACTTGATGATGCTGCTGTTCTCAAACGTCTCATCCGCAGGCGGTAGCGTGCATAAAATCTTCCACCCAACAGCTCTGGGCAACATGCGTCCGCGCTCCTCAATGGGAATGTCTTCGCCGGGAGCCTCGCTGGTTTGTATCGGCTCCGGCATTTGAATACCCGGTGGTAGCAGTAGTTCACTCATCTTCATCTCCTTTATTCATTGCTTCAACAAGGTCTAATATATGACGCTCTGCAATGGCAAGACCTTGAATAAGCCCGCAGAGATATTTATAGGAGGTGAAGTCTGGACATTGCCCAGTGGCAATGTCATCAGCGTAGTTGTTCATATCAGCCCGTAACTTGTCGCGCAGTACGGATGCGAAAGAGTCGATCATTTGTTAGGTTTCTCCTTTTTGTTGGACGAGGCGTAAGCGTTTAGTTGATTCACCATTGCCTGCTTACGTTGGAAGTCGGACTGTTCACGTGCTTTAGCCGCTTCCAACCCCAAACGCACGCCTTCTCGTTCTTGTTCACCGACAACACGCGCTTTGGTCTCTTCGATCTGCGCTTGGGTCTTCATCGCATCTAACTGCAACTGACCATCCAAACGCTCTCTATCCAACTCCAGCCTGTCGCTCTGCGCTGCCGCATCGAGGGCTAGTTTCTGTTTCTTAAGATCAAGCTCCTGCTGCTTGATCTGTAGTTCTTGCATCTGCATCTGAACCAACGGGTCTTGTGCCTGTTGTTGTGCTTGCTGCTGTGCAGCCTGCGCTTGGTTCTGCTGCAACACCTGCTGTGCTGCCTGCGCCATCATGGTCGATAGCGCTACCTCAACCTGCGGTGGCAACTGCTCATCTTCAGGTGGCAACGAGAACCCAAGCTGCTGTTCAATCTTCTGGCGATACAGGAACCCTGCATGCTCTGCGATATGCGCCGCCATTGCCGCTTGAATCTGTGGTGCACGCGGGTTCTGCCCAATCAACTGCATCATCATAGGGTCTTGCGCTGCGGACATATGCACAGCAATATGCGACTGATGGTCTTGATACAGGAACGCTTTTAACGGCTCGCCTTTCAGACACGCCATGTTTTCTGACACAGGGTCTTTGGGTTTCTGGTCGCTTGGCAGCGGTACTAACTTCTCAGCGTTCTTGATGTTCAACACGTCCAACATCGCACGGTGCAGCTCTGGCATGTCGTAAATGTTCGGTGCCATCTGCGCCATCTGAATGACTGCTTGATACTGCACCACCCGCTGACTCATGGTGGACGCGTTGGGGTCTGACACGGGGATTACGTCCACCATGTCATAGTCGGTCTTCTTGGCTTTCTTGGTGCCGTACTCTGGCGTGTAATCGTAGTCCGGGTCAGTGAAGTCGCGGATGATGTCTTTGAGTAGTTTGAGTTCTTTCTTCAGCGTGAAGTGAACTCGCGCATGCACCGCAGTCAACACTTTCAGTTGCCGCTCCAAGAGCGCCAGCGTTGTGCCCACCGGGGCTTGTGCCGACATGTCTGAAATCTTCATGTCTGCGGTAGCGGCAAACCGTCGCCCTTCTTCCACGATGGTGTTCATCAACTGGAACAACGTGGCCGATGGTTCTTTGTACGGCAGCGGCAGTATGGAGTCACGGATGTTGCCCGAGGCTACATCCACATCACGCCACTCACCCGGAGCAATCGGTGTGTCGTCGCCCTTAATACGCAAGCCGCGTGACTTCAACCCACCGGGCAAGTTCGACAACGTACCTGAGTCGGTCAACTGCCTCATCAGCGATGTGGCGTTCTTGGCAAACCCACCGATCAAATGAAACAAACCGAAGCCATACGCACCAAAGCCGGGGACATACTGGTAGTGCACAAAGTGCTGACGCTTTAGCTGAAGCGGGTCGTCTTCTAACCAATTACGACGCACTGCTAAAACCGTATTGGTACCTTTTAGTATGGTGACTACGTACGGCAGCGCAATACTCGTTTCTTCACCCTCTTCATTTTTGTCTTCAAAGCCCTTTAAGTTCAAATCCACATGGCACTCAAACAACACATAACGGTCGTCGTTTAAGTTGGTAAAACCTGTTTCTTTGTCTTTGGCTTTCTTAATGTCGTCCTCCATCTTGGGAGGATCAGGCAGCTCGATGTCACAGTAAAACCCGCCTTGCTGCAACTTAATAATCTCGTTTTTGGTTTTGCGCATCACATGCGTCATGCGATGGCAAGTGTCCAAGTCTGTCGTACCGTACGGCAGTAGGATGTCTTCTGCTGGAATAAACATCGCCACTTGGCGACCGAGGTTGGGGTCGTAATAAATTTTCTTAAACGCCGAGCCTGTTGCTGGCAGTGACCACAGCATGCGCTCGTGTTCTGGCCGGTACTCCGTCATCACTTCCGTCAACTGGAAGTTCATATCCTCTTCTACGCGTGCTGCGGCTTCTTGTATGTCTGGCGTATCTTTACCAATAATCTTGGTACGCACCGGCCCCTGTGCAGGGAACGTCTCGGTAATCGTCTCAGCTTGAAAGCGGACAACCGCCTCTGTGATCATTGGGTGGAATACGCCACATGCGCCGTTCCATGGTTCTGTTCTTTCTTCAATCTGCAAGCCCAACAGCTTGATGCCTTCTACGTAAGACTTTTCCCACTCTTTGCGAGCGTTCTTATCGTTGTTGATGTCTTCTTCCAAATCGCCTGCCACTTGCAGCAGCACATCGTCATCAATAAAGTCCGCAAGGTTAGCGTTGAACGTCTCTGCCGTTGTCGGTTCAGGCAGCAATGAAATTTGAAGACCGGCTGTTTTAATGCTGACTTCTTCCGGGTCTACGATCTCAATCTCAAGGTCGGGTTCTTCTTCCCCTAGTG